AAAGATTCAACGCCGTCACGGCGGCAATATATTATAGGTGACACCTATGCCGATGAAGATGTCAGGTCTTCCCGTAGTCAGTCCGTAGCCAAGCCCGCCAGTCGGGCCGACATTCCATCGGCGGCGATGGGTGACGGTGTTGGTGATGACGGTCTGCTTGCGGTAGACATCTATCTGGTCGAGGGTGGCTTTGTAGCCGCTGACGACGGCGCGGTAGGTACTGTCGTCGGTATAGACCTTGCGGCTGATGGGGACGATGACCTCCCCCGAGTCCGTCAAGTAAACGTTTTCCTCATTCTTTGACATATACACGGTGTCATGTAAAGAAATCGGCGTTTCTTTAACATATCTCACCACATTCTTATACACCAACTTTGGCACACTGTCGTGGATAGTATCGCGCATAACCAACGTGTCAGTAGTCACCACCGTCTTCATCGGCGGCTCGTTATCACAACCGCGCACAAGCATCGCCACAACAGCCCCGTAGAACACCGCCGCAACAAACGGCACAAGAACCCACGTCAGTACGTTCGTCCAATCTGTCTTACTCATAGGTATATCGTTTTTCCGTTAGCACAAACCAGCCTGTCATACCTGATGCCGTTCAGTCTGTTCATCCACCCCTTCAAGAACTTCTTCTGACTACCGACGGCAATCCGAGTGAAGTATGCCTCGCGCTCCTTCCATAGCTTTGTGAACAAGTCCTTTTCACCTGCCTTCCATCCGTTGATGGCCGCTATCGTCTTAGGCCCTACACTGCCGTCAATCGTCACGCCGAGCACCCTCTGCGGAATCTTGATGCCATACGACCCGCTGTTCCAATACCAATCGACCAGCAGATTCGCTATCGACTGCGACTGTATATCCCCGGCCTTCCACTTGTTCCAATAGAGCCTTTCGTAGATATAGTCCCACTGCGCTTCCGTCATGTTCTTCAAGTCCACGACACTCTTACCCGAACCGTACACAGAGCGGAACGTCCCTATCGTAACGCCCCACTTTGTTACACCGCCCTTGTCACCCGCTACGTTTGAGTAGCCGCCCTCCCAAGAGCGCACGAAGGGCTTCAATACCTCTTTCTTTGCCATATCGTTTCAATATTTAAAAATTATCATTCTCCAGCACCTCGCGCTGTCCTGCGCCCTCATTCTCACGCAGCCTGTTCTGTATCAGCGCTAATATCGTTCCCTTATCCAGTATCGCCGCAATGGCCTGCGCCGCCTCGTCCATGCGCTTGCGCTGCTTATGGTCAGCCTTCTCACGCACCGACCACGCTTCCGTCAGGCAAAGGATGATACCGAACATAATAGCCATCAATGGTACGTAATAAGCAGAATCCATGAACATTGCCCACACGAAGTGGATCATCGTATCCATACAGATTCCAAGAAACGTGATACCTTCATAAATGAGTACCTTAGTGAACGACCGCGAAGCCGCGTAGCTCGTCCGTTCATCGCCTCTCATCTTCGCCTTGTGCCACCCAGCCAGAAAGTCAACCCCGATGGCCACAATCACGATTAGCATTACTATCACGCTCAGCAGGAACATAATGTCCAGCCCCTCAAATATCAGCTCCTTCATACGCTATTCCCCTCCTTCCTCGCTCACCGTGCCCGTTGGTTCTCCCAACGGAAATTCCACCTTATCTTTCTCTTCCCACCCCTCATCAATACACCGCTCAATATACGCGATGCCGCCGAGGTAGAAGGTGGCCAGCTCGTTGATGTCCTGGAACTCTTCGTAGATGGCACGTTTCTGCTCGTCCTCGCTTATCTTGTAGCGCATGGGAAAGGTGACTAACTGCGGGTAGGCCAAGGCCACGTCGTGCTTTGCCTTGTAGTTGTTCTGGTTCTCGGCACTCAGCCAGACGTTGACGGTCTTTCCTGCGTCGGCACCGTGGAGCACCGTCCACTGGTAGCCGCTGAGGATTTTGGCGTCGGTTCGCGCGTCGATGGCCTCTATCTCCATTACGCGCTTTTCTTGTTGCATTACCTCCGTTTCAGGAAGTCCAAGCACTGCTGCTGCAACCTGCTTGCATAAAAACCTAAACTGCTTGAACTCTTCAAGCTCCGTGGCCGAGCCGTCGCTGAGGAGTGTCAGCAGGACGCTGGTGGGGTACTTGTCGGTGACGAGCAGCTCCGTCAGCTTGTCATACGTCGGTACGTCGCCGCGTATCTCCACCATTCGGTACTCGTACATTTGAACGTCCGCTCGAACTTGTTCGCTTTCTTCAGAAAGAACGGGAACGTCAACGGGAACTTTCTCTTTCACATCATAGTTGATGCGCACCAGGCCGGGGTAACGCTCCACGGTTGCTGGTCTTACTGTCGATTCTGTTTTCATATCTTACTCAAAATAATAGTCAACCTTGTTTCCTCCCAATGAACGGCTCTTCAGCGTGGCCATGAACGGGAAGGCGTCCTGCTCGCGGCACTGGCGCAGCACGTCCTTCAGCCGTGGGTTGTTGGTGAGGAACTTGCATTCGTGGCCGTTCTCCTCGACGAGCACCACGTAGCGGCCATCGCCGTTCTTGGTCTTGACGTTCTCCTGATAGTCCTTCACGACGATGCTGCGGCCTACGAGGAAGCTACAGCTGACGGTGGGAACGTCGAAATAGACCTGTCCGTCCTTCGTCACCGTCTCGTGTCTGATATTCAATTCACTAAAACTTTTCATGCCTGTAATCTTTTTCCATAGGTTTCTTCCGTTGCAGTGCATCAGCCATCCCTTGTACGAGGCCAGTACACCGCGTAGATGTTCAGCTGCCTGCTGCCCCCTGCGTGAGAGCCGCCGCAGCTTGCGTCGGAAACGGGTCTTCATGCGCTTGCGGAGCCGTGTGTGGTTGCGAAGGAACACGTAGCCCACGAAGTCGATGCCTGTCATACTGGTGACGTGCTCGACGTTGACATTGGTATGCAGGGGCTGGTGTATCACGTCGCTGGCATACCGCCTGACCGTTTCGACCACCCGCCACACTTCCTTGGTGTCGAAGCCGACAATGAGCAGGTCGTCGCAGTAGCGGAACAGGTGTGTCTTGCCTTTCCTGCACAGCATACGGTCGAGACGGTTCAGGTGGAAGTTGGCTATCGGCTGGATGGGGAACAGGCCTATTCCTAACCCCTCACCAGTGGCCGTGACCACTTCTTTCAGCAGCCAGCGGATGCCCTCGTCGCGGTACATACGGCACAGCTCCTCATAGACGATTCCTTGGCTGATGTTCTGGTAGAACTTCGTGAAGTCCATCTTCGCAAACACGATGTCACGGCCTTTGTTGAGGTCGATGAACCTGCGGACGCGGCGGGCGGCGTAGTGTGTTCCCCTGCCTTTGATGCTGGCGTAGCTGTCGTGGTAGTAGGAACGGGTCATCGTAGGCCCTATCACCCGCATCAGCGCGTGGTGGATGATGTGGTCGGGGCAGTAGGGCAGCTTCGTAATCTTACGCACCTTGCCGCAGGGGCAGTGCTCCTCGTCCTCCTTGACCTGTGAGGTTCTGTAGGTCCTGTCGCGGAGTAGCTGCTGAATCTTCAGGAGGTTGCCCACGGGGTCGCGGTCGAACTTGCGCACGCCGTACTTGGTGGACTTACCACGCCGGGCTTCCTTCTCAGCCGCGATGAGGTTTTCCATGTCGTACACCTGCTCCAGCCTGACCTGTCGGTGCTTGCCGCGTATCTCCGATACCTTCACTTCGTCCACTGTCATAGTTTACGTTTTGAGAATGGCTTTCATCTTCATGCTGCGGGTGTTCAGCTGTTACACCTACTTACGCGCTCCCACCAAGGGGATTGCTGGACTTTTTTCGCATGTTCGGCACGGTGGCCTCCCAGTTGCGCGGTCTTCATTGGTGCTTTGCTTCGTATTTTGTTTTCCAAGATGAATTTCAGACGAGCTCCGATGTTCGCGTTCGAGTTCGAGAAGTCGTTATTCGCGTTCGAGCACGAAAGACCGCAAATCGACCCGTTATTCGCATTGCCGCCGACGTACAGCAACCTCACCAAATCTACCTTTTTATTTGCCATTCTTTTTCTCAATGATTTTCCGTTTTCCGATTTTCCGAGAGAGGCGTCGCCTTACAGCGACGCTACGAGCTCCGAGCCTGCGACCGTTGCGGGCTCGCCGTAGAAAGCCAGACGAGCCCCGATGATCGCGTACGAGTCCGAGAAGTCGTTATTCGCGTTCGAGCACGAAAGACCGCAAAGCGACCCGCCAGCCGCACGGCCGCCGACGAACAGCAACCTGCCATTAGTGGATGCCCAGTGGCCGTCGCACATACCCGTGCTCGACGATGCACCCGTGGCACGTGGCAGCAGGTCGAAGTGCTGGCCTGCGATGATGGTTTGAATATACACTCCGCTCGCACTGGTCACGCCGAGGTTGAAGGTGCGGTCGGCGGCATGGGTCTCGCTCCATGAGTTCTCGTCCCAGATGTACGCCTTGCTGCCGTCATGTCGAAAGCCGATGACGAACTCCCAAATCTGCTCACCCATGCCCTCGATGCCGAAGAAGTTCAGGCAGTTCACCGTCGCCCCGCCGTTCTTCGTCGTCATCGCCGTGCCGCAGCGGTATTTGCCCGCAAGGGGCAGGGTGTAGCCCGTCACGATGTTTCGGACGTTGTCATAGTCCTCGATGCGTCCCACACCGACGTTTGCCTCGTAGTTCGTGTTGGCGAAGTAGGCCAGGTGCAGCGCGTTCTCCTTGCACCAGTCGCTATAGTTCCACAGTCCGTAGTTGCCATTGCCTGTTCGCGCCTGCGATTGGAACGTCGCTATCGTCTGCTGTCCCGTCGGCACACGTCCCGGCTGGCTCTTCAGCACACCGTTCTGGGCGAACGCCTTGAACATACCGATGTACTTCTTCGGGAACACCTTCTTGGCCTCACCCAGCAGGTCGTAGGCTCCCGAGCATTTCAGCACCTCGTCGCCGTTCTCCGTGCCGCTCCAGATGTAGAGCGCAGGGCGCAGCACCATGAAGTTACAGCCCGCCGCGTTCAGGTCGGACAGCAATGCCTCCGTGTCGTCGGCAAACACCACCTTGCCGCCTGTCATGCCATTAGCATACGTCCCCGTGAACGTCGCCGACTTAATCTCGGCCTTCTTCGAGCCGTTGGCGTTAAACACGTAGCACTTGCACCGCTGAAGATAGTCCTCAATCATCGACACGTCGCCATGATGCTCCAGTTCGGCACTTGCCGATGCCGGGTTGATGACCACCGTCCGTACAACAGTTGACACCTTCAGCGTCACCGTCTTCACGTCCGTTGTGTCCCACACAGGATAAGCCCGCACCGTAGCCACGAAAGCGTACTCGCCGCTCAGACTACCCTCGTCGAACGTCAGCGTGTTACCGCTCAATGTAAAGCAGGCAGCCGCCGCCTCCTGTGTCACCGAGCCGAACTCCACCGTCACCGTGCCCATCTCCAGCGTGAACTCCGACAGTGGGAGCCCGCCGCCGATGGTCAGCGTCGCCGTCTCGCCGTCGGCCAGCGTCGCCTTGTCCGATGTCAGCGTCCATGTGTCGGCGGTCTTCGTGTCATACGCCACGTTCAGTCCCAACACTTCCGTCAGGTAGTAGTACTCCCTGTCCGTTATCTCACTCTTAAACACATAGCCCGTCACCTGCTTCTGCGTGATGACCGAGCTCTTTGCCACCCTGATGAGGGTGTCCACCTCCGTCTGCGTCAACGTCAGGCGGCTCGTCGCGCTGCCCAGCGGCAGCTTCAGTTTTGTCAATGCCATATTTCGTTGTTTCGTTATATCGTTATATCGTTATATCGTTGTTGCCTTGCGGGGGAACCGCAAGGTCACACTACCAGGTCGTTCAGCAGCGCCAGCACTCCACGCGCCGTCGCCTCGCCGATGTTTTCGCAGGCTATCTCGCTCAGCGTGCCGCCTGTTTCCACCGTCAGCGTCGTCAGCTTCGTCTTACCCGTCAGTTCCAGCTTGCCCACGTTCTTCGGCAGGTTCAGCGTCGTCAGGTTGTCCGTCACCGGCAGTTGCAGTTCCTCCAGCGCGTCGCATCCCTCCAATAATAGCACCTTCAGGGCGGGTGCCCATGTGAAGTCGCCGTCGCCGAAGGCCGTACAATGGCGCATGTCTATCGTCTCGCAGGCAGGGAACACAGGGTCGCTCACGGCGTGGATGCTTCGCAGCACGGGGTTCTCGAATCCCTCGGCATCGTCACCGAACTTCATCGACTTCAGTCCCGTTGCACCGCCCCAGCTGTTCATCGACGCGATGTAGAGCTTCGACAAGTCCTCGATATCCGCAAAGAACCGCTGCCCGTGGATGCGGGTACGCGCACCGTCGTCCGAGGCCACGCCGCTCACGCCCAACGTGATGTCATAATACTGTGTCGGGTCTTCGGCATACACCAGTGACGGGCTGGCCGTCGAGCCTACCGCCGAACTGATGTAGTTACGGCACTTGCTCTTGATGCTCAGCGGTATTCCCGCCGCCGTCCCTTCGGGGTAGCGCATGGCGAGGTTCGCAGCATCGAGCGAGGCGTCCTGTGCCAGGTCGAAGTAGAGCGACGTGCCGAGGAAGTCGCCCGCACGGAACTCGCCGCCCATGAAGTACAGCCGTCCCTCCATCCACCACATCAGGTCTTCCTTGGCCGAGCCGTGTGCCTTGATATGGTCGCTGGCCTTACCGCTGGCCTGATACTTATAGGCCGTGTCGGCATTGTAGATGACCGAGTTGTAGGCTTCGGCCTCGCCCGTGATGCTATACCGCCGCTCTGCGTCCAGATTCAGGTATTGAGGTGCCAGCAGCGTGAAGAACTGGGCGTACTCCTCCTGACACGTAGCGTCCAGCAGTTCGTAGAGTGCCGACTTCTTGCCGTTTACCCTGTTGCTGATAAACGTCTCTACGTTGTCGAATCCCAGTTCCGTCAGCCATGCCCGTATGGTGTCGGTCTTCGTCACCACGTCGTTGTACACGTTGGCATCGGTATAGAGCCGAGTGAAGTCGAAACGCAGGCGCGAGGCGTTGTCACCACGCTTCGAGGCGTCGATGTCGTAGGGCAGCAGTCGCAGCACCTCGTAGGTCGCTCCCGTCTCGTTCAGGTCGTCAGTATAGGTACTTACTATCTCGTCGCCCTGATAATGGGTGGGGAACTGGTTCTTGCCGCGCTGATCCATCCACATCCTTATCTTGGACGCAAAACCTTGGAACGCCACGTTGTCAACCACCATGTAGTTGCCCCTCTCGGCCTTGAACTTCAGCAGGCGGTTAGCCGCCGTGTCGAGCACCCGCTCACCGAGGATGGTGATGTCCGTGCTCAGCGTCGAGGTAATGACGCCGTTCTTACTCTTATAGCCTTGGAAATCGGGGTGGCAATTAAACACGAAGTCAAACAGACGTTGCAAGGCCGAGTTCTCATGCAGGTAGTGGTCGCCGTAGTACACGTCGCCAGCGTCGAGGTCGGGCCAGCGGTACTCCAGACAGTCCGTTCCCTCCTGTCGGAACGACGAGTCCATGTACTTGCCCGCCGTCACCAAGTAGGGGCAGCGGAAGTTACACACGTCGGTGTCGCCGTTACGGAACTCTATCGAGTAGTCGGGGTGTGCCACGGGCTGGTCGGTGTCATGCGGGCCGTTCTTCGAGAATCCGAACACACCCGCGTTCTTCTTGTCCGTTATCATGTCCACCTTGCCCGAAAAACTGTAGTCGTTCTGCCCGATGGTATGCGTGAACTTGATGGCAGGCACACCGTCGATGGCCTGCCGAACGCGGCTGTCAGTGCGCTGCGGCGGGGTCAGTATCGTCGGGAACAGCAGGTTGCCGTTGCCGTCGCGCTGGGTGGCCAGGAATCTCATTGCGTCGTCTATCCAGCGGGCTTCAGGCAGGTTACGCAGTGCCGTCGACTCGTTGTAGTTCGTCTTCGTCGTCAGCAGTTCGCAACTGATTTCGGTCTGCGAATCCCCACGCAGGTAGATGGAGAGCTTTTTCACCTCCATGTCCGACGTGCCGTCCGTCTTGCTCCATGTCTCGGCCTGTGCGTCCCAGCCTACCCAGCCGTCGCTCGGGTTCTGGCTTCCTGCCGCCTCGTAGGCCGTCGCACTCCAGCGGTACACATACAGGCGCAGGTCGTTGCTGTCCTTGCCGCGTCCGTCGTAGCGGTCGTTCTTGCGGAACTCAAACACCGTGCTCGTTCCCTGCGGGCGTTTACGCAGTGCGCCCTCCTTGTTGGCGGCGTACTTCACGCTGCGGTCGGTGTCCACATTGCCGTTCTTGAAGAAGAACAGCTCCAGTTCCTGCTTGCCGGGGGCTACGAAGCTGGTGTCCGTCACCTCGGGGGCAAAGTCGTAGGTCGTCACGAGGATGTTGCACGTACCGTCCACCGTGTCGCCTGCCTGTGCGCTCAGCCATTTGCAGTAGTTGAACGACTCGTTGAAGCCCACCTCGCCGTTTCCCTTGTAGCACTGGTTCTTGCTGAAGGCATAGCGCATCTGCTCCAGACTGCCCATGCCCATCACGGAGTTCTTCAGCACCGTGAACGAATCAAGGCAAGTGTCGTAGTAGGTCACGACGGCCACGTCCAGCACACTGCCAACGCCCTCCATCGTCAGCGGCACGGGTGTCGTCTGCGACAGGGTATTTACTGTGATGGCCGCCTCGCCCGCAAACTCGCCGTTCACGTACATACTTACCAAGCGTCCCGTCTCGCCGAAGCTGGCGTCGTAGAGCGGCTGTACGGTGATACAGAGGTCGATGTCCTCGCCCGGCGAGAAGTGGCGGTCGTTGCGGTCGCTCTGTGCCGTGGCCGCGTCGGTGGTGATGACGGCATTGCCCATGCGCACGAATATCGTGTCGCCCGTCACGTAGAAGCCTACGTTGTTCACGTCGTCATAGCAGTGGATGAGCCGCTTCGTCGTGTCACCCGTCTCGCTGGTCTTGAACCTCACGCGCACCGTGCGGCCTGTGTCGAGGATGCCGCCACCGATACGGCGGTCAGCGTCGTATTCCGTCGTTCCGTAGAACGGGGTGATATTCATCACGGCCTTGCCGCCGCCCACCATGTGCAGCGCACCGTCCTTCCAGCAGCTGCCGCCGTTCTTCCAGGTGAAGCCGTAGAAGTCGGTGATGCCGCCCCAGTTGGCGGGCGACGGCAGTTCCTCGTTGCTGCGTCCCCGTCCCGTCAGGTGTACCTCGTAGCCCGGCTCCGTCGTCCAGTTGAAGGTGCCGCTGGCCGTGAACGCCAGCTCGGCAATGGCAACGGTGGCTCCCGCCGTCTCTGCCGTCACCGTCAGGGTATTCGATGCCTGCTCGGCCACAAGGTTGTAGTCCGTACACACACGGTCGGTATAGACGTTCAGCACGGTAGCCGTGCCGCCGTTCAGCACGATACGCACGTCGCTGCTCTCGGCTCCCTTGTTATAGACGGCAAAGCGGGGGGTCACCGTGTCGTAGAGCGTCACGTCCGTCAGCGGCTCGATGGCCACCAGTGCCACCACCTCCGCATCATCGTCCGTCACGCGCATCAGCGGGGTCACCACCTCGTCGCTCTGTACCAGTCCGTTGCCGAGGTCGAGATAGGCCACGGAGCGGTACACTCCGCTCTGGTTCAGGTTCTCCCAGTCGAGCGCCGTGGTGTAGGTCTGGTTACTGCCGTCACGCGACAGCTGCGTCACGTTGCTGGCCACCTTCGTACCGCCCATTGTAAACACCTCCACGACCAAGGCGATGCTCATGCCCGTAGGTGCGGTGTACATGGCAACATGACTGATACCCGTCGGATTGACGGTGGCGAAGTTATACGACGCGGCCAGCATCAGCCTCATGTCGATACAGTACATGGCCAACTGCCGGGTGGTATATCGCTCTTCGCCCGAACGGTCAACACGTAGCGTGAACGCCTCCTGCGTGTTGGCCACGTTCCTCAGTACCGACCCTTGCAGCGTAATCGTGTAGAAGCCCTCGCTGTCGGGCGTAGGACGTGAGGCGTAATAGACTGAGCCTCCCTGACTGTTGAGCAGCGTCACGTTAATATCTGCCGACGGTTCCCCGTCCACCACGTTCCTCACCTTGAACTTCAGCGTCACCTGTGCCGCGTCCTTCTTGTAATACTGCGTCGAGTCAATGCCGTAGATTGAGAGCGAGTCGTCAGCCGACTCACCCGTAGGCAGCAGCACCGAGTCCAGCACATACTCGCTGTCGAAGTCCTCCAGCCATGCCGTGCGGTCTTCCACAGAGGCAAAGCCGTACAACACGCCGCTATTGACAGCAAAGCACGTCACCTTGCTACCCTCCAACATCTGCGTCTTCGCCTTCTGTACCCGCTCCACCTCGCCGTGGTTCACGCCCCACTCCTTGCCAGGCGGTACTTCCGTGCCGTAGATGGTCACTGTCTCGTCGGTATTGTTCACACCGCCCCAGTCGCTCTCATACTCGAACCCCTGTAGGTTCGCGCCCGCGATAGTTACTTTATCATTCCTATTCCTTGCCATATCTTGTCACTTTCTTAATTCTTAACTCTTCACTTCCGTCACTGTGCCTCGGGCATCTCCCCGAGGATTACCACGGCTCCGAGCGAAACCACCCCTCCGAGCGGAACCACGCTGAGAAGTATTCGGCGACGGCCTTGGCCATCATCATCAACCTGCGTCTGAACGTACTCATAACTAAATTTCTTAACTCTTAACTCTTCACTTCATCAGCTCCACTCCCCATAGATGGCCAGATTATTCACCACGCTCACCTGATACGTCGCGCCGTCTTCCCATTCGGGTTCCTCCATCCAGCTTACCCCGTTGGGAAGTGTCAGCGTGAACTCGTCACCGCTCACCGTGAACTGCATCATATACTCGTTGAGCGTACCCACAGCCCCCGGTGCAAACGCCACCGTCAGTTGTCCGACCACGCCCCAAAGATTCAGCATGTTCGGGTGAATCGTCACGTTGTTCGACACCTGCTGCACCACGTTCGGCTGCTGTAAGTCCGAGAAGTACACCACAGGCGAATATGTCTGTCCTTGGTCATAGGTCACATACGCACCGTCCGCCCGTCGCACAATCGACGGCGTTACCCCGTCCTCACCGTCCTGTCCGTCTCTACCATCGCGCCCGTCACGCCCGTCAAGTCCATTCGTCCCGTTCGTGCCGTCACGTCCCGGTGCTCCGTCTTGTCCGTCCACGCCGTCCTTGCCGTCAACACCGTCTTTTCCATCCTTACCATCCTTACCATCTACGCCGTCGCGCCCGTCAGCCCCCTTCAGAGCCGCCAACTGCTCAGGCGTAAAATCCTCGTAGGTAAAGGCATCGCCCTTCTCACCCTGCCTTCCTTGAGCACCCGTCGCTCCAGTATCACCCTTCACGTAGATGTCCGTCCGAACATAGGCATTCCGCTCCGTGTCCCATTTGTACACGTAGTTATCCGTTTCCACGTAGTCGGGATGGTTAATCACCGCCGCCGCTGCCTCTGCCACCTCTGCCGCATGGTTAGCCGCCGTAACCGCCTCCCGTGCCTCCGCAGTCAGTGTCGTCAAGTCCAGCACCTCGTCAATGAAGTCCTGAAGTCCCTTGTCCTCATTACCCGGAAGTTCCTTCCAAAGCTCATACGCGCTCTTCCCTCTCACCAACGCCTGCGAAACCACCTGCAACGTCACCCGCAACTCCGCAGACCCCTGCTGCTCCGATTCCTCATAGCTCACATGGGCCTCACAGTCCGTCCCCGTAACCCTGAACCTTAAATCAAAGCTACTCTGCTGCATCCCGTCTCTCTTTACGATAATACCAATCGCATAGCTCCCCGCCTTCAACGTATGCGGCAACAGCAGGTTAATACAGTTATCCTCCAGCTGGTCTATTCCGTACTCCACCGTCACCGCCTTGCCGTTACCGCCGACCACCGACACCGTCACCTCGTCAGCCGCCGACAAGTCCACCGCCACCGTGCCCGGGGCTTCTCCCTCGGTCTCACCCGTGCCCGGCGTATCTCCGTCGGTCTCAACCTCAAACACCCTCACCTTGGCCAGCACGTCGTTCTCCACCGGCCAGCTCACCAGCTCCTTGCAGCAGCAGCTCTCCCAGAACCGTGAACCCACATTCGACGGATTCAGGCCCTGACTGCCCCGCTTCGAGTTATCTATTACTGTTGGCATAAGTCAAAATTTTTTTAATATCCCCGGCAAAGATAGCGCAAACCTACTTCCGTTTTTCCGACCACAATCCCACACTCTTTTGCTATAGTTTGTCACACACGTTAAAAATCCGTAACACTCCCACCCTGCCCCGCTGAAAATCACTAACTTTGCACTATGAGTAAATCCAACTACGACATATCCCATCAGCTGCACGTCGACCTCATCGAGGCCTACAAGCGCGTGTCGCCCCACTGCTGGACGCAGCATGAGGCTTACGAGCGGATGGTCAAGGAACCGGCACCGCGCTATTATGTCTCAGCAAAGCAGGCCTATCAGGTCATCGCTCCCATGACAAAGGGCGACTTCGACCTCGTCAACCTCATGATACCCATGCGCCGACGGATGTACTACTCCATCTTCGAAACCTTCATGCGCATGTCTGAGCAGCGACAGTTCGTCGGCAAGAGCCTCTACTATATCATGCAGTTCGTCGTACTCTCGCAGGCCCCCGAGTTCTTCATCACACCGGGACGGGCAAAGCAGATCCGCATCTTCATCAAGAACGGACGCCTCCGCTCCGACGGACGCCCCAACAAGGATTACGTACCCAAGAAACAGAACCGAACCAAGAAGAAATAATCATGGACGTAGGAAAAGACGTAAGACGCAGGAAAGGCTACAGCGTGCTCGTTGACGTGGCTCTCAAGGAGTTCATCAACGGCTATTTCCGCGACAACATCGACAAGATGTATGAGACCATGGAACTCATACGCGAAGGCTCACCCGTACAGTGGATGCGCCTCAACATCGAACTCATGAAGCTCGGACTCGCCAAGGAGCAGAACATCAACATCAACTTCAACCGCCAGCAAGACCGCGAACAGCTCCAGGCCCTCGTCCGTACCCGCCTCCCCGACGTCGCCACCACCTACACCGACTTCGTAGAAGTAAAAGAAGAGCAGCGCCAGCTACCCAAGTAGCCCGCGCTGCTATACCGTGCCTCTGGCATTTCCCAGAGGCCAACACGCTCACTTCCCCGTCAGCATCTTCTTTATCTCCGCTAACTCCTCCCTCAGCTTCCTGTTCTCCTCCTTCAGCTCCACAATCTCCCTACAGGCAGTAACACCCGCCGCCATGGCAGCAGCCCCGTAGTCCATTGCTTTCATACCGTCGCCATCTTCAATGACCGTCTCGGGAATCACCTTCTCCCACTCTTGCGCAATACTGCCAAACCTTACCTTCTTCTCCTTGTCATCCTTCATGGTGAACTTCACCAGCGGAATATTGGCAATATCCTCTACGGCTAACCTCTCTTCCGACACAATATCCTTCTTCCGAATATCAGAGCCGCTATAGGTAGAACCGCTCGGAATGGTGATACCGGCATCGAAATTGTAATACAGCGGAGGACTTGCAGACGGAGTAGTACCAACCAAACCTTCAAAATTCAGTATGTAACGACCTGCACTATGGTAGTTGTAGGCAATAGACATATGCGGTGCTGCAAGTGTACTATCACCGGCTAAAATCAATTTTCTTGACGTTATTTCATTTGAGACGTTTAGGCTTCCGGTCACCGTGCCACCACTCAGCGGCAAGAAGGCCGGAATCACCGTGCCACCGTCCGACGGGTCAAACGTGAACGGCATGTCGAACCTTAAAAAATCGCCGTCATTCAAGTTAGCATATCCGCTGGTCAGACCGCCGTATATGGCATGGCCGTGGGAAAAATGCTGCTGACCAACCCACGTTTCAGTCGCCATATCGTTGATGTCTGAGTACATCGCCACTCGGTCACCGCCCCACGTCAGTTGGCCTTGGTCGTTCATGCTGATGATATCAACAGGGTCCCCGTTGCTGTCGCATATGACAATAGAACCAAATAATGAGCCATTACCACCACACAAATATAACTGATTGTCAGTGATAATCTGACGGTCAACCACCCCATTATTATCCACCGAAAGATAATTGCTCAGCGTAACCGACGACAAGTAGTTTTGACTGTTTACCCACGACTGAGTAGCATAGTTGGCAGCGGCCACACCGCCAAGGCTTGCAGCGTCAATACTCGCTGAGTTAATCTGTCGCCAATACCAAGCACCCTCAATAGTGCCGAAGATGAAAATCGAGCCAGAAAGCGTTAGGTACATACCAGAGCAATACATTGGCAGCGTGGGGTCGGCGGCATTAGGATTGCGCCCCGAGCCTCCGTAAAGGTCGATATGAACCGTTCCCGTGGAGTTAGGACGTGCAGAACCTATAAGCGTAATATTACTACTGTCACTCTTGTAAACCCCCAAATATTTCGTAATTGCCCATCTTACAAGACCTTTGAAGTACGCTTCATCACGACAATCGTCGGGGTCAATATTGCCATCAATCCTATTGTAGTCCTGATTATAGTTCGAATTAGCCTTTATGACATCATAGCCAGGCAACTCTTCCAGCCGCAATACCTTCCCGTTCTGTACGCCCACATCACTCATCGGAAGATAATCCAACGCATATACGCCGGCATTGGTGCTCCTCACCTTCATGTCAAGCCCGTTAGTCTGGCTCATGTCAATCACCGTACCGTCTGCTGTACTGGCATAGAACGAGAACGACGGAGCGTCGCCTTGCAGCAACACGCGCTTCGCCACATTACTACTGCCATCGGTAAAGGTCAGTCGGGAATTGCTGACGTCCAAACGGCCGAGATAACTGTTGCCATAGTAAAACGCCAAGCCATAGCCGCCTGCAAACGTCACGTCCTCCGTCAGCTTCCCCTGCGTCTTAACAAGAGCATTCTGGCCCACCCAAGTCTTCGTGGCCATGTCGTTAGTGTCCACGCTGGTAACATACCCTTCCAGCTCCGATGCAAGGTCTGAAAAGGTCACATAGTTCGTCAGCGACTGATGCTGCGTCAGTGGTGTTATCGTGCTTCCGCCAAGGTTAATCGTCCCGCTGCTGATGTATGCGTCCGTTATCCCATACCCCGCAAGTGTAGTAGGCTTGTCGGAAGTAATCTTCGTCCACGAAAGGTTGGGAATACGAGCCGCGTCAAATGTCCCTGACGTTATCTTTGAAGCCGCGAGTGACGGAATATCCGCTGCCACCAACGAACGCCAAGTCGGCACTCCCGCGCTCCCGTTCGGCGACGCAAACACCAAGTTCGCGCTCTGACTGACCAATGCCACTACCAGCTCGCCATTTGTCGTTATGGGCGTATTGCTGACGCTGAAAGTCCCCGACGGCATGGAAAGCCCTACGCTCGTCACGGTGCCGCTGCCGCCCCCGGAACCCCCAGAACCAGACCCGCCACCCGAAGGCAGCGCGTCCTTAATATCCTCCAACGCCCCAACAATGCTTCCCAGCAGCTGCTCCGAAATGCTCGCCCCCGTCATGTCAACCTCATCGGGTTCGCCGCTATTCTCCCTCGCCGCCGCTGCCGCGTTCATCATGCCCTGTGCCCATCGGTACGCCGCCGAGCAGTAATAGGCAATGTTTCCCGCGTCCGCAGCGTCCGGCTGTGTTATCGTCCGCAGCATCTCGGCCAACACGCGCATGGCGTACTGGTCTCGCGGCTCCAGCGAAGAGATGATCGGGTTCTCCCCCGAGCCTGCCGCCCGCGTCGTCACCTCAGCCGTCGTTCCCTGCGTCGCCTGCATCGGGTTCGTGCATATCTTCAGCACCGAAGTATCATACCCGTCGAAGTTCTGTTGCACATACGAACTGTCAGCAGGTACGCCGTCCTCAAAGAAGACCACCTCCTTTCCGCAGATAATCACCTTGAACACCGTCGCCGATACCGTCTGATTACCCACCGTCCTGTCAACCGAAGCCGACCACCCCTTTTCCACGATGCCCGTCGCCGTGTCATCATAGAAATCATAGGTATATACGCCCCCTGATGAAGTGCCCTTCACAAACCCAATACGAGCCCCAGCGAAAGCCTCGTTAAGACTAAACGTTTTCCAATAATCGCCTATTTCCACTGCCATATCTCTTCCTATTTTAATTACCGTGCCTCGGGCTTCTCCCCGAGGTCATTACCTCAGTTTCTCGTTTCTTCTCTCCTGCGTAGTCACCACCGCTCCGTCATACACGTCCCTTGCCTTCATGCCAAGAATCTTAACCTCCATCTTGAAGTACTTCCAAGGCGTCCCCATCAGCGACGTCAGCGGTCGCCACGTCTTCAGGTCGTTCGAGCCCCACAGCTTCACGTCAAGTTCTGCATTGGTAAGTGTCGATATGTGGACTATCTTCAGTAGTGTTTTCATCCCGAGTCCGTTCTCCAGCTTCATCGGACGCGTCCTCATCGTCACGTCGTAGCCTGTCTCGTCGTCGCTCGGATTAGGCCGCTCCAACAGCGAGTACACGTCACTTCCCTGTAGCAGCAATGCGTCGGGATAGCTCTGCACCACATGGCCGAAACCGCCCGTCACCTCACCGAAGGCTCCCGAACCGATGGAGTACACCATCGACTTCTGCCCGCCGTTCGAAATCCAGAGCATATTGTCCCGGCAGTCATACGCTATCACCGACCGTTTCAGGAACTCCCTGAACGTACCATTACCACTCAACTGCTTCGACACACAAGTCACCTGCGACCCGGTAATACACATCAGTCCCCGCTCCGACGAGAAGAATATCTCGCCGTCCGTCTGCGTAATCGAGTGTACGTTATTACAAAGCTCTCTTGAAAGCGGTCTCACGCTCTGATACATTCCCGTATTGTCTACGCTCATGGCCCAGATACCTTCATCTTCCGTGAACACTATCAGCGGGTATTGTCCGAACTGCCCCTGACTCAGTGCCTGCGTCGTCGTCGACATGGCAATAATCTTCCCGTTGCCCACACGGTTATATCCCTCCGCAAAGAACACAAACGGATTGGCTACCTCCGACGTCAGCATCATGTTCGGCAGTTCCTCCGTCTTCAACGAATCAGTAACGTTGGTATCCGTGATAATGCCGACACTACCTCCGTCAACGTAGTTTTCGCTTCCCGTCGGCAAACCACGGAAGTAGTAGGCCCCGTTCAGTCCCGGGTGTTCAGTAAGTGCCGTGTTGAGGATGGTTAGGTCTCTATTGTTTGTGGTGTCGTGTCTAATGATGGTCACCCAGTCTGCCCTTGGGTCGGGATAGTAGAACCATATATCCATTCTGTTCTTTGTCAGAATGTAATCGGGCGCTTCGCCCAAACTGACATATCTGTATCCGCTATCGGTCTTGATTCTTACTCTGATGGTATGGCCATATTGATCTGGGTTATAGTCTGCATACGGAATCATCGTCTCAAACCCCTCGAACATATCCCTCTTCACGCCCGCAAGGTTCAGCCGCTCGTTGTACGCATACAGCACCTCGGCATGGAGTTTCGACCGCGAGAAGTAGTCATCATGCTTCAACTGCTCCTGCGTCGTCAGGTTCTCCAAGGTATGCGAGTCAATATAGCTTTCCGTCGAGGTATAGCTGCTAATAGCCTTCACGCCGATGTCGCACAGCTTGAAGAATACCGACGTCGATTCCAAGTCCTTCTTGATTTCAGCCGTCGGACGCTCAGCCAGCACCTGATAGTGTCGTTGGGTTCCATTGGTGGGATATACTGAGTGGCTATAGATGGCGTATAGGTTTGAACCACCGTCCCACGTCACACGATTTGTCAACTCCGCTCCGTCTGTACCGATGCCTTTCAGCGGTTGGTCTATCAGCGTGTCATAGATGTTCACTCCGTCGCTCACGAAGATGGTCACTTCCTTCACAAGGTCGGTGAAGTCCTCGTAGTTCTCCGTCTGCTTGAAGTACAGACGGGCAAAGCCTGTACCAACGGACAAAACGGGCGGAGTGGCGGCTCCCCAACTGCCGGATGCTGTTCCCCATGTGCTTTTTGTTACAGACGGAAACAGCGGTACGGGCTGACTGATATAGGCGTAGCTGCCGTCATACATACGCAAAGCTGCTCTCGCCATGAATGGCTCACAAAACCCCTTCTTTTCCTTGATGGATTTTACGTTCTTGGCATACAGACCCAACACAACGTTGTTGTATTCATTCTGCTTTTCATAGTTGGGCGTGGCAAGGGCAGCATTCTTTCCTAAATCGACCAGGCCAGAGACGTTTTCACTGTTACCCACCTTATAGCTACTGTTAAGCGTATATGGATTATCGCCCCTCATGATAAACTCAATCTGTGGCTCTGGAATATGGTCATACACCCTATACCCGCCACCGGTCCAGATGGCATACACCAACCCTCCAGAAGTCGCAAAGATAATCGTCTTGCCTATCGACTGAATCTGTTTCTCGGTGATGTCCGTGTCAACTGTCAAGCCCGTAATCTGTGTGTCTTCGCCTATTCTGTTAACGATGTCGCCGAACGAGAACACGCAGCTGCTGAAATCATGGCTCGATGGCCCTGCCGATATCTGTACCGTGGTGCCCGAAGATATACTAAGCCCGCTATGGGTTCCTGCCATATTGCTTACGGAAGGGCAGTTGTACTCAAACTGAACGCCGTCGCCGGAAAGTGTCTTGCTGACTTTTAGCTGACACGATTCACTGCTCATGACCAAGGGTTCGTCGCCGGCAATCAAATTGCCATTGACCTGAACATAGATACTCTGGTTGGTCGTCGGGCGCTCCGTACAGCCACTATTTCCCCACAGTTCGAACAGACGGATGGAGCTGCCCGTTTCTTGTCCTCGGGCATAGTACACCTTACCCGAATTGGTGCCGGTTCCCGCAAAGATGTAGTTCTTACCGCCTCCGGGCACACGGTGGACGAATATCAGCCTGTTGGTCGTCTGCCTCATGAACTGCGGGAATTGTATCGCCCTATTCCCATACCCGTCATAGATAATCCCCTCCGACACCTCCAGCGCAGTGTCACCGCAGATGGCGTCACTCGGCACGTTGGTAATACCCTTGTCAAATATCAGTTGCTGTTGCTTCGTGTTCATATATATAAATAAGGTGTGTTAGAACGATGATTCTATTGGCATCAGTCGCTCATGCTTCGACGGCCTCACTTCGCTCCATGCCGGACGGTACGGCGAGTTGAAGGCTATCCACAGACCGATACCCGTCGACATCACCACGTCGTCGTGCTTGCCGCTGCCGGGCTTGTTGCCCATCGTGCCGTCATCCCTGCGCTCATACCATGTCAACTCTCTGTACATCTCCTCGTCGGGTTCCTCCCATAGCTTGTCTTGAACGCAGGCTATCAGGTTGTCTATTACCCACTGCTTCGTCAGCTTGTTCGTCTGGAATCCGTAGATAGGCTTCACGCCGTCACTTACTGATTCGGGCTCCTTCGTCCTTTGATACAGGTTCGGGTAGTAGTTCGATATCTCCTCGATGATGGTGCCGAAGTGGTCGCCCTCGGTATTGTTGTCCTTCTCTCTGTCTGCCGTGTTACTCTCGATGATGAGCAGGGCGTCGTCATAGTAGTGGGCCAGTGCGGCGGCTTTCCATGCCAGCAGGTCGTGTCTCACATGACCTCTCCACCTCGCCACGATGCGTGGCCTGCCTTTCACCTCGGGGCATAGTCCCATCTGGTCTATCACGGTCATCACCGTAAAGTCCGACGTGCTCGACTTACCGCCGATATCCACCGATACAAGATACCTGTTCTTGATTTTGAAGATGTTATTATTAGGTGTCGCCCATATCTTCAACTCGCCCGTTCTGTCGTCGCGGTAGTCGATGCGGGCGTTCTGATAGATGGCTCTCGATTTGGTGTCGTAGGGCGGAAGGGTAATGTCAGCACAATACACAGGTGGCTTCACGAACATTTCCCTCATTTCGTCTACCACGTAGGGGTCGAAAATCAAGTTACCTGAGTTCCTGAAGGCTTCCACGGGGTCTATCGGGGCCTCGGTGGCCATGTAGGCGTGGTTCTTGTGCTTGTTGCGGTTGATGCGGTACCAGTTGATGGCCTCAAAACAAGCACCCAGCTTCCACATCTTCCAGAAGAACTTACCAGGCTCGCGGTAGCCGGGCGGGCATTGGTCGCTGCCTCGGTGTTCCCATAGCCAGGTGGCAAACTTCTCTTCTTCCTCGGGCGTAAAACCCTCTGCACCCTTCGGCTCCATGTCGTTCTCAATCATGTAGAACGGCACGAAGAGAAACTTGTACGCGCTGGTGGAGTTCTCGCTCATGGAGTCCTGGCATTTGTCGTAGAAGAAACCTGAGTTACCCATACCCGTCGACTCAAACACCTCTATCTCGTCGGGCAGACCGATAAGTCCTGCCGAGGCGGCTGAGATAACGCCTTCGGGGTCGTGCTCGGGGGTCTTCTTCCATAGGGCAACCTCTGAGTAGTGGATGCACTTGAAGTTGTCACCTCTCAGCTTCTCGAAGTTCTCAAACGAGGCTACTGAGATAGTCGACGAACGCACGGCAAACCGTCCATCAG